GATGTTCCCACCCTTGACTGATCCAATACGCCGGAAGCGCCGTCGCGCCTGCGAACGCATGTGGCTTTAAGTGAACTGCGAGCCTCTTTCCGTATGTGGCGCACAATCCGAGGTAGTAATCGATGCAGGCGAAACCACCGTACCGAATACCGCCAGACTCGCTTACATAGTCATACGCCGGGACGCTGTTTCCTCGCTCTAGCGACAGAATATATTGATGGATCACGAACCCTTTAATTTTTGGGTCATTCGCGTACGTCTGAAACCATGTCAAATTCGACGCGCGTGCAGCGGCTGAATCAATATATGCGCCGTTGATCCCGTCCACCGTCGGAGGCGCAAGGAATATGTAGAATCCAGGGTTCCATTTGATGTAATTGCCGAAAACGCTGCCGACCGTCACGGCGCACGTTGCATCGACAGTCAGGATGCCGTCCGACGCCCGCACGACGATGTTGCCCGAGGTGCCTGTTGCCGCTGCGGTCACGGTCACGAGGCCCGTGCTGTTGATCGTAATGCCGGCGCGGGCCGTCGTGAGGCTATAGACCACCTCGCTCCCGTCAGGATCGACGGCCATAAACTGGATCGTGCCGCCCGTCGCCGGAATTCTTGCCGTCGTCGGCGCGACCGTGAACGCAGGCGCGGCGTTACCGCTCGCGATGATCGTCGCCGTGCCGATCGTGCCCGTCTGGTCCTCGGTCCACGTCGCGAGCGACCAGGTGTAGTCCTGACCCGAGTCAGCCAGCCCGAACGAGCCGCGCACCCAGCGCGAGGCGTCCGAGTTCTCGAAACGGATGTACCAGTTCGCGTCCGGGGTCGCCGTCGTGCCGACCGTGAACGACGACACCTCGCCGAGCGTCACGACCCCCGCTGACGCTGACGCCCACGGGGCCGCCATCGTCCCGGTGCCCATCGCGGCGTTGCTGCCGTTGTAGACCGTCACGGTGATCGTGCCCGTGAGAGCCGCTACGATCGCCTCGGCGCGTGCCTGCGCCGTCGTGGCGGCATCGTAGGCGCCCTTCGTGGTGGCGTCGAAGGTGGCGCTCACACGGTCACCTGGCCGTTGATCTCGCCCGTCTCGAGCGTCACGTCCTCGCCCATCACGTCAATCCAGACATCGGGATAGGTCAGGATGTACCGCCCAGCCCCTGAACGCGCGCAGGACTCCAGCGCCTCGCGCTCGGCGCGATGGCTCGAGATCAGCACGCCGTCGCGCCGCACCTCGATCAGTCCTTTGGCGGTGATCTCGATCATTGGACCCTTGCGGTGGCCCCCGCGATGCGGCCTGACTTGTCGCGCGTGAGTTCGACCTTCTTCGGGCGCTGCACGGCATCAATGACGGCCTGCATCCCGTTCGTGAACACCTGCGCAAGTTGCTCGAAGCCGGCCATCTGCTGTGCTGCCAGCCCCTGCACGGCCTGCACGGTGGGCGCCTGTACCGCCGCGCCGGCCTGCGCCAATGCCGCGTTCGGCTCGGTCGTGAGCCGCGCGCCTCGAGGCACACCGTCCTTGCCGAGATCGAACTGCACCTGTTTCGGTGCCTGCACGGCCTCGATGACCGCCTGGAAGCCCTCCTGCACGCCCTGCAGCGTCTGCACGACGCCCTCGGTGGTCTGCATCGCCGGGACCATCTGCAACGCCTGAATGGCCTGCTGGAGTTGCTGCAGGATCATCTGCTGCTGCTGGGCGATGATGACGAGCCCCTGCTCGGCGCCCTGCGCCACTTGCCCGACCTGTTGCAGCGCGCCCTGAATCTGCTGGTCGTACTGGGTGAGCATCATCTGCTGCTCTTGCGCGGCCTGCTCGCCCTTCACCATCTTGGCGCCCTCGCCCTTGATGAGTTCCATGATCTGCTCGCGCACGCCCTCGAGGTCCGCCCCGGGTGCCGGCGGGCTGAAGCCCTCCAGCGCATCCTCCACGGCATGACCCATCCGAGCGCGGCGCACGATCGAGAGCGCAATCTCGCGCCCCACCTCGACCGGCAGGCCCAGCGAGACACCCTGCAGCACCTCGCCGACCGACCCCACGACCTCTTTCAGGCCCGTCATGTCGCGGTCGATCGTGTCGGCCACCGTCGAGTCGGTTTCCACGTCCACCCGGTACTCTCGCAGCTTGTCGCTGCGCAGCACCTGGCCGATCCGCTCCCACGACGGCTTTGACAGGGCCGCTTCGACTTCGGGAGGCGGTGGCTGGCCCATCTGCTGCGCCTGCATCGCGATCTGCTGCGCCTGCGCCTGATCCTGTGCGGTGGGGAATTGCAGGTTCGTGATCTGTGCCAGCGTCTCGGGCGGGTACTGCTCGGCGATGATCTCGGCCTTGATGCGGAACAGATCCCGCACGAAGCGCTGCACCTCGCGCTGCATCTTCTGCAGCCGCATCGTGCCCCACTGCGACTTCAACTTCTGCGCGCTCGCCGTCTCGGTTGCGTCCGTCGATCCGCGGATGATGTCCGACAGGCCCGTCAACTCGTAGATCGTCTGCTTGATCTCGTTGCGCGCGACGTACAGACCATCGAGCACGGCCTTCAACTTGTCGATCGGCATCATCCAGATCGCATTGTCGAGCCCGCCCACCGAGGCGATCTCGCTGATATTCGCGACCGCGATCATTTCGTTCTCGCCAGCCGAGAGGATGTTCGCCACCTCGTTCATGTTCGCGCTGTACGCTCCCCTCACCTTCATCGCATCCACGATCTTGTTGATGCGCGTCGAGATCTTGTCGAGTTCCTTGGCCTGCTCCTCGTAGAGCTTGTAGAGCGGAATCGGCACGAGGCTGCGCGTCGTCGGCACCGCGTACATCGGCCGCGGGAGCGGGAAGAACCCCGACAGATGCAGCGGGTCCGGGGCGGTGAGGAGCGGCTTGTCCTTGTAGCACGGCGCGATGAAGTGCGCCTGGCGCGTGTCGCGGTCCCAGATCTCCCACACCATCACGGTCTTGAAGATCTCGCGGCTCTGCTTGTCCTCGACCGCCTCGGTGTCCTTGCCCTCGGTGTAGGTCAGCGCTTGCGCGAGTTCGTCGCCGAACTTCTCGGCCGCCATGTCCTGCGTGAAGTCGTGCCGGAACGCGATCCACGGCACTTCGTCCCAGCGCTTACCCGGCCCGCGGCGGAAGTAGTCCCACTGCACCACCTCGACGCGCACCGCGCGATCGGTGACGCGCTCGGGCTGCACCGGCTGCGCAGGTTGCTCGGTCGGCTGCGTCTCGCCGCCCACGATGCGCGGCTCATACGCGACTCGAGCAACACCACGCCCCGTCACCAGCACGTCGAGCACGGCCGATGCCATCGATGCGTCGAGGTCGTAGCTGTCCACCTCGTAGGCCAGCGCGCGCTCCATGACCTGAGACACGGCCTTGCCGAGCGGGTCCGCGTCCCTGAACCGCCTGCGCACGTCGGGCTGCGGCGTGGAGTTGTACAGAGCGGGTGCGAGCGTGTCGGTGTTCGACCAGAACACGTTGAACGCGTGCGCCTTCTTGCGCCCGCCCTCGTACAGCTCCCAGAGCGTCTCGGACTCTTTGCGCCAGTCGTGCTCGGCCTTGTCGGCAACCGCGATCTCGGCGAGCCAGCGCCTCACCACACCTCGAGCATTGACCTCGATGTCGGCCGGCGTGGTGACTGATGGAACTTCGTCGGTCATTCAGCCCCCAGCCGCGCACGCCTGCGTTGCGCAATGATCTCGTTGATGGTCAGTTGCGTGGACTTGTCGAACCGCACCGGCTTCGGCTTCGGCACGGCACGCACCCAGGGGCGAGCAGAGCACGCATAGCGCGTCTCGTCCCCAGCATGGTCCTCGCCATCGGTGTTGCTTGACAGAACCCCGTTCGCGTAGAACAGATGCGCACCATCAACCGTCAGGTTGTACACCAGCGTTCTTTCGGCGCAGCGCCCAACCGCAACGATATGAGCAGGTGCGGACTTGCTTTTTGGTGTTGAACTTAACCCGGAACTGCAAGCCGCAGATTTCACAATTCGACACATGACCGGCCATCGCATCGGCGCAGCGAACCGAACAATACCGCTTCGTAGGATGTCGAGTCGTGAATACACGCTGACAATGGCCGCACGTAACTGTCCGCGTCGGAGTTCGCGCGACCATCTTTCGAGCGTTTTGTCGAAGCGTTCGCTGACCTTTTGCTGATTGACGCCATTGACGCAATCGCTCCCCGAGATCGCCCTGTATCCGCTCTCGGAAATGGTGTCGCAAGTGAACGCCGGGCGGCAGGCATTCGAGATTTTCGAGTCGATTGTCGTCGTGGTCGCCGTTGACGTGATGGACGTGCCAGCGGCTTGGTATCTCTCGGCCTGCATCAAGCCAGACCTGGCGATGAAGGCTGGCAGCGCCGCGAGCGAGTGCAGTCCCGTTAGGGTTGTAGTACAGCCGACCTGAATAGCGTGTGTAAGTGACGCCGCGATAAACAACGACTTTCTTGCCAGCCACGATATATTCCTCTCTCTCGGTATATCGTGACATTCTACGCTATCGAGCGGCACCAATCCCTTGTTTTGAAGATAAATCTTGTGGTGCGGCGTGCCCTCAATGACTCGCCCATCAGACAACGTGACTCGGACCGTGCGCGATGCACCAGAGAGATAGGATCGAAGTACGCGACGCGGGCCGATGGGCGTGTCCACAACATCGCCCGCACGGATTGTCTCAATGCGCCGCTCTCCGTCTGGCGTCGAGATGAGCGTGCCGGCCACCCAGCAATCCACGTCCTCGGGCCGCTTGTCGTCGTGCTGCAGCGCCGGGAGCGTGCGGATCGTGTGCGTGCAGGTCGAGAAGAAATAGATCATCGGCCGATCGTCTTCGCCCACGAGGCGCTGCCGCAGCAGATCCCAGCCCCCCATCGCACCTCGAGCACCCACGCGGGAGTTGTCGGCGCGCTGGAAGTACACCTTGCGCGAGGCCATGCGCTCGGCGATCGACGGCCCACCATCCTGCGCGAATGCGGCGGGATCGAGTACCGACATGTCGATCTTCTCATCCTCGCGCTCGAGGATGCCGTCCGCGACCGCTTCGGCGGTGAGCTTCAGGCCCACGTTGGGCGTGTTCGGCTTCATGCCGTACCACTCGCGGTACTTGATGATCGCACCGCGCGGGAACTGATCGAACTCGCCATCGCTCACGGCGTACCAACCGACGCTGAACGGTCTGGCGCTGCCCCAGTCCATGCTGCGAAAGCGCACCCAGTGCTTCGGCAGCTCGAGCGGCGCGATGACGTGCTTCGCCATGTTGAATTCGCTGAAGAACGCACCCGTCACCACCGACCAGTCGCCCTCGAGCCACGCGCGCACCAGCTCGGGCGAGCCCGAGGCGCGCAAGCGCTGCACGTACGTCGGGTCGTTCTCCATCAACGGCAAGTTGTCACTCACCCGCGCAGGGATGTACACGCGCTCGAGGCCCGACTCGTCGTCGGTGATGACCTTGTAGCCCATCGGCGCCGGATCGATGTAGCGCGCCTTCACCCACTGGTGACCCGGACCGCCCGGATTGCCCGTCGCCCTGAACCCCACCGGCACGCCGGCGCTCGAGCGCAGCGTTGCCATGAGCTTCATGATCGGGGCGGGGTTCGGGAAGTTGCCGATTTCTTCGACGTAAACGCGCGTGTACGCGTGTCCCTGGTAGGTTTCGGCGTCGCTGTCGTTCTCGAGGTAGGCGAATCTGAGGCGAGCCCCACCTGGGAATCGCCAGAGCTTATCGGTTTCGTGAAACTTTGCCCCAAGCGGCGTGAAAAGCTCTCGGCTGCGCTCGATCGTGTCGTAGAGCTCGGTGCGCGATCGGCGAACCATGAGGCCGCTCGCAGCAGCGTCATGCTGCCCCGCGTGAGCAAGCCACTCGCCCAGCATGCCATCCGTTTTGCCGCCGCCCCTCGCACCACCGTAGAAAACCTCGAATACCGGGCAGGTCAGGAGGAGGAGTTGGGGTCGAGAGCGGGGAGACCAGACGAGACGAGGTTCAGCCATTCGCTGATTCCCCCGACCGGCTCCGGAACTTGCACGACGCCCAACGTGACGGCCGCGTCGAGGTCAACCGTCTGGTGCGACTTCCCGTACAGCCGGTCCATGATTTCCTTGATCGCTGCAACCCGTGCCTGCTCGCTTTCGGCTTCAATCGCCAGCCGCGCCAACTCACGGGCGGCCGCTTCGGCATGAGGCCCGAGCAGATCCTTGATCGCACGCTTGGCCTCGGCGGTGGCTTTGTTGCGCGCTCCGGGTGGCCGGCCCGCGCCTTGACGCTCCATCACATATCCACAATTTAAAAATTGCGAGCTTTGCTTATGCCCCAGTCTCGGACTCAGGGGAATCGGGTGGACGCTTGTTGACCAGCCTGCGGTACTCGCGTTCGACGCGGCGGATGGTGCTCTGGGAGCAGCCGAACTCGGCGGCGAGTGCCTTGAGCAGCCCTTCGCGCCATCTGAGGCGTCGTTCGAGGACGATCGCT